GAGGTAGATGATGAGGATTTAGCTTCTATATCGCTTTATGGCCAACTAGCTACCACAATATCTACAACCCTTAGGCATCAAGCTGACGCGGAAGCCCAAGCAGCCTTCTATCTACTTATCCGCGCCTACCCCCAATTTGCCCTACGGCAGATAACCTTTACTACAGCCAATACAGAGATTGATGATGCCGACCGAGACAGCCTGCTAAATGTATTTATGGGTATGCCGTTGAATATTACTAATCTGCCATCCAATATGACCGATGGCGAGTTCCAAGGATTTGTTGAGGGTTGGACTTGGACTGCAAGTCTTAACCGCCTAGACCTAACGATGAACCTATCGCCCATAGCTTTCAGCCTGCAAGCCTTCCGTTGGAACTCAGTCCCAGCGGTAGAGAGTTGGAATACAATAAACCCATTACTGGAATGGATTAACGCTACAATAGTTGCATAGGAGACTAAATGCCAACAACAACAAATTACGGCTGGACAACTCCAGCTGATACAGATCTAGTAAAGGATGGCGCAGCTGCCATTCGCACTTTGGGCAGCGGGGCTGATACTTCAGTTAAAGCTCTTAACCCAGGAACAACTGCTGGAGATGTTGATTATTACACTAGCAGCACTGCAAAAGCCAGAGTTGCTATTGGATCAAATGGTCAATTGCTGCGCGTTAATTCTGGAGCAACAGCTCCTGAATGGGCTCTTGGCGTCAATTTACAATTAAACGCTCAGACTGCTACTTATACAGTTGTGCTCGGTGATGCCTTCAAACTGGTTACTATGTCGGTTGGAAGTGCTAATGACTTTCAGATTCCCACAAACGCCAGCGTTGCTTTTCCAATTGGCACAGTAATTAATATGATTCAAATCGGAGCAGGTCAGACAACTATTAAAGCTGTAAGCTCAGGCACTACTACAATTTCATCAACTGGAGCAACTGCCACAACTCCTAAGTTAAGAGCGCAGTTCTCGGCTGCATCCTGCATCAAGGTTGCTACCGACATTTGGTATGTAGTAGGAGATATAGCGTAATGAGTTTAATCGGGATTATTGCAAGCCAAAACTATTCCCGCGCAAAAAGTTTTGATATTTTAGTAATTGCGGGCGGGGGCGGTGGTAATAATGGCGCAGGCGGTGGCGGCGGTGCTGGAGGTTTATTAAGTTTTACAGAATCATTGCCTGATAATAATACATACACAGTTACTGTTGGCTCAGGCGGTGCGGTCAATACAACAGGCAATGATTCAAGATTTGGCACTTTAACTTTAGTTAAAGGCGGTGGCGGAGGCGGCGGCGTTTTTGGTGGTTCAGGTGGATCTGGCGGCGGTGCGGGTGCTCAAGGCACAGGAGGAACTGCTACTTCAGGTCAAGGTAATGCTGGCGGTAATGGCGGTGCTAATCCATATCCAAATGATGCAGGTGGCGGCGGCGGTGGTGCTAGTGCGGCAGGTGGAGCAGGTTCTGCTGGTGGAGTAGGCGGTGTTGGCGGCATTGGTTCATCTAGTTATTCAACTTGGGGAAGTGCTACAGGCACAGGACAAAACAGCGGAGGAACTTATTATTATGCTGGCGGCGGCGGTTCTTTTGGTCGCAATGGTGGCAGCGCTGGCGGTTTAGGTGGCGGCGGAGCTTGCAGTAATTCAACAGGAGCTACAGCTGGAACTGCAAACACAGGCGGTGGCGGCGGTGCATTTCAAGATGCTGGCGGTTCAAGCGCTGGCGGTTTAGGAATAGTCATTATCAGGACTAGCGGCACATATACAGCAACAGCGACAACAGGTAGTCCGACTAGAACAGTTAGCGGCGGCTTTACTTATTATCATTGGTTAGGAAGCGGGAGCATAACCATCTAATGGCACACTTTGCAGAAATAGATAATAACAATATTGTTAAGCGCGTTCTAGCCGTATCTAATGATTTAGAACATAGAGGCGCAGATTTTCTTGCTAATGAATTAGGGCTTGGTGGAATTTGGATACAGACTTCATTCAATAACAATATCCGCAAGCAATACGCTGGCATTGGATTTAGTTATAATCCCGCAGCAGATGTATTTATTGCTCCACAACCTTATCCATCCTGGTCGCTAGATGAAAACTTTGATTGGCAAGCGCCAACTACTAGACCAGAAAAAGGTTTATGGATTTGGGATGAGGATAATTTGGAGTGGGTTAGTGAATAGACTATGTGCAGCTGGCGTCCAACTACGAGAGCAAATCGATGACGATTATCCTGATCGCGATAGGAAGTCTGATGGCTGGATTGCTGATGCTCGGCACATTGCTAAAGGCAATTCTGACCATATACCAGCAAATGGAATCGTTAGAGCTATAGATATTGATTCTGATTTAGCAGCGCATAAAGAAGAAGCTTATGCGTTGGTTGAGAAAATTCGTAAGTGCGCCAAAAGAGGCGATAAGCGCATCAAATATATTATCTACGATGGCAAGATTATGAGCCCAATACTGGGCTGGAAGCGGCGTAAATACTCAGGCCCCAATCCTCATCGTTCTCATTTTCATATTAGCTTTACAACTTTGGGAGACAAAGACAGCAGCTATTTTGACCTAGAAGGAGACAAGAATGAGCGACCTAAAAAAGATGGCCGAAAGCTGGGCAAAGACATTCCTAGCGACAGCACTAGCGACCTACCTAGCGGTGGGATTCGACCTGGATGCAATTGCCAATGCAGCTCTCGTATCAGTCTTGCCTAGCATCATCAATTGGCTAAACCCTAACTACGAGCGCTACGGCAGAGTCAAGTAATGCCAGCACCTGAGCTTGCAACCTTAGTTGCCTCAGTATTGGGATCTATTGCTCTACTGATTGCTGGCCTTCGCTACATAATCAAATTGGAGAATATTCCAATAGTGTCGCGCCTTGATAAAATGGAGTCTCAGCTAGAATTGGCCCTAGCGAAAGGGGTCAGAAATGGCAACGCGAAAGCGCGTAAGTAAGAAGCCAGTCAAGCGTCCAAAGAGACGCAGGACTACTAAAGAAACCCCATTAACAAAGCTTGATTTCTGGGCTATTGCTGCCAATGAAGTTTATAAAGCTTGCCGTAGAGCTGGGATGGATGAAGGAACTGCACTTGCCTTTGCTATGGATCGTAGTTCTTATCCCGATTGGATAGTCGCTGCCGATGACCCAATTAAGAAGATTGGTTGGGAAGATGGAGAAGAGGACAACTAATCTACTTCCGAGAGGTTGAGCTCTTTGAGGCTCTCAAGTCGCTTTATCCAGACTTGACGCCCCTATCAGCGACCGACCGAGCAGATGGCATTACCCACAATTCCTATATTGAGCTCAAATGCCGTAGGACTCATTACGATACTTTGATGATTGAGAAGAAGAAGTGGGATTATCTGGCCGATATAAGGGCTAGGACGGGCGCTAAGACCCTTTATATCAATTCAACCCCTCACGGGGTCTATCAGTTTGATTTAGGGGCTATAACCGAGCCTGAATGGGCTTTGAAGCGGTTGCCTATAACTACTGACTTCGGCAATAAGGCCACCAATGAGCGACTTGCTGGGTTTTTAGATATACGACTCGCCGACTTATTGCTGGTCTAAATAGATTTAATCAAATACATTTAGCCCGTTAATCCATTTAGGGATTACAGAACGGGAGCAAAATGGTAAATAAAGTAGCTCTTATTCGATTTGACTCGCAAGCTGGTGCTTGGACTGATGAGACAAATTGGGTTAAGGGATCAATAATCAGGCGATTCGCTAAAGAGCGGATGGGTAAGAAGCAGCTAAGAGGCCGTTTATCTAAGGCTGAAATCTCTGCATATTGGCTGGATAAATATGGGGTGAGCGCAGATGTTGCCTAATTTATCTGATGAAGCAGTAGTAGGAATAATCATTGGAGTTCCATTTATCGGCCTTTATATCTGGAGTCTAGTTACTTCAGCCAAAGCCAAAGCTTTTAATGAAGGCTATAAGAGAGGCAGGTCAAGTGTCCGATACACAGAAATCGTTAAGTGAATGGCTTGAAGAAGCTGGTGCTACCTTATTCGACCGAGGGATTGAGTATGGAGACCCGAGGCACAATTTTCTACGCATTTACAAAATCGCGAGAGCACTCGGTATTCAGCTCAGAGACCCATCTGAATTGGCACTTATTGCTATTGCAACAAAACTCTCAAGAATGGTGGAAAGTCCAGAGCGCGAGGATTCGTATCTCGATCTCATTGGATACGCCGCTATCTTGGGTCGATGCAGATTTTCTACTCCAGAAGATTGGGACGACATTGAGTCTGACTCGCAATCATAATCAAAATCAATACTGCGACTATTGCAAATATCGCTGGGGAACAAATAAGAATGGCTGGGATTTAAGAGCTATGACTCCAGCAGTTTGGAAAGTCCAAAGCGAGACACCGCTTCGCAAAGCACAGGTTAGGTTCTATTGCCAGCCTTGCGCCGATGAAGCACAGAACTGGCCAGATGGCACATTTTATTCATTAAAAGAACAGTTAGACGATGCGATAAATAATTTCGCAGGGAGAGAGAAGTTAAATGTCGAATTACCTTGATGATTATGTTTCAGTTCAAGACCGATTAAAGGAGTTTATAAATGCTTATCCAGATTATCGAATCAAGACTCATATCTTGGCGGAGTCGCTTGTGGCTAATTGTGATGTCTATATCATTAAAACTGAGTTATATCGCACTGAAGCTGACGCACATCCTTGGACTACAGGTTTATCCAGTGAGTCTAAATCCAAGCAATATGCACTCGAGCTTGCGGAAACTGGATCGCTGGGACGCGCACTTAACCTCGCTGGATACTTCGCTAAGACTAAACCGAGCCCAAAGAAGGCAATTGAAACGACTAAGCCAGCTCTTGCGGAATTCATAAAAGAGCAACGACCTAATGACCCTGAGCCAATTGTCTGGGATGTTGCACAGATAACTAAAGAATTCGGTGCTGAGATAATTGATGAAATACCGCTCTGCTCTGGTGGCGATGGACCAATGGTCTTAAAGCAAGGCACTAAGGAAGGCAAGGAGTATAGAGGTTGGGTTTGTCCAACACCTAAATCTGGTCATCCTGCTAAGTGGATGCGTATTGGTGCAGATGGGCATTGGGTCTTTCAGAAATGAAGCAAGATGCTCATCCTTTTATCTGCTCAAATTGCAAGCTAGTTACTCCGCATATTGAGTTGCATAAATACGATTCAACAGATATTGCAGAAGCACCTGAGGAAGTTTGGCTAGTTGAATGCCAAAGGTGCTTTATGCAAAGAATCATTTATCCAGCAGATCGCGTAACTGCCAAAGAGGACGATATTGTCCGGTGCGACCAATGTGGTAAATGGAAGATGAAGGCAGCAAAGTGTCGAATATGCCGATTAGCTGCTGGATTGGAAGAAATATCAGAACGCTATTGGACTGGTAATGAGACAAAAGAAAGACCTTACAATGCCGCTTTATGAATATCGCTGCGATAAATGTGAAGCGACGAAGGATGAATATCAGCCAATTACTTTAAGAAGTGAAGTAATCTGCGATAATTGCAGCGTTCCTATGTGGAGAGTCTGGAGACCCAATCCAATCCACTTTAAAGGCGAAGGCTGGGCAGGGAAGGACAAATGAGCAAACCCCATTCTATTAGATATATCCGTCAGCTGATGGAATGGGGATTTGATAAAGAGTTTATTGCTAAAGATTGTGGTATCAACCTGGAATCGCTTGAAACTAGGTTAAGAAGAGCTAAAGAAAGGGAGCGCAGGAATGGGAATCAAGGAACTGAGTCTGGAACTAGCGGCAGTCAGCCTAATAGCTGATGAGGCTAAGAAGGCCAAGGATAGGCTAAGAGCTGCACTGCAGGCCGAGATGGACGCTATTGGGGCAGATAGAGTCAAAGCTGAATATGGCGATGATGTGATTGCATATGTAACTACTACTAAGCCTAAATTCAAGTGGGTTATCAAGTCAGATAAGCGATTTGTTGATTGGGTTAAAACTAATATCCCCAGCGAAATAGTTGAATCGGTAAGAGATTCATCAGTTGATGCGATATTGGATAAGTTCAATTATCTGGACGATATAGTTATTGATCCAAATGGTGAAGTAATTGATTGGTTAGAAGGCAGTCAGTCAGAGCCTTATTTAATGACCAAGTTCCATAGTGATGGCAAAGAAACGCTGAAGAACGCGTTTCAATCAGGCCAGTTAGAGTTTAAGAAGATATGGGAATTGGAATGAAAGATGATATTTATCCAATCTGGAGAGATGTAGATGATCATATGGATATGCCAGATGGTGTGGATATGAAACACCGCTCTGAACAGGACTTATGTTAAATCGACTTGACTTAGGTGCTACACTCTCGCCACAGTGCGGGCGCGCAGCTGGCCCTGCAACAGAGGTTGAGGGGGGCCATTGCCTTCGCTTGATAGCGACAGGCGTTATAGCTGCTTTACTATTAATATTCAATCCAAAGCCAGCAAAAGCAGATATGAATCTCAAGCTTTATGCATACAATAAAATGGATTGGTCAGAATTCCAATGTTATAACTGGTTAATTTATAAAGAGAGTAGATGGAATCCAAAGGCTCGTAATGGATCACACTATGGCCTTGGTCAGATGCGTTCTACTTGGTATAGAGACCTTAGCGCTAGGCAGCAGATTGATGCACATATTAAATATCTGAGGCACAGATACCCAAATGGTGGCGCTTGCTCTGCACTTCATCACCTTGAGACTAGGGGCTGGCATTGAGTAACAAGCGATACAACACAGCCTATTATCAAAGAGTTAGGAAGCAGGTGCTTGAAAGAGATTATTACACTTGCCACTATTGTGGGCTGGAAGCCAACACTATTGACCATTTGATACCCATTAGCAAGAACGGGACCGACGATGAATCGAACTGCGTTGCAGCTTGCACTAAGTGCAATAGTTCTAAGCGCGATCGTATGA